GTAGTCATCACTAAAATTAAAATAGTTGATTAAATCCACTAGAATCTGATGGCAGTCAGACAATATCACTGTGATGTTAGCTCTATCCTTCTGAATGATGTCTAAGCAATACACCTCTAAGCTGATTGTGTTCACATCCATTGTAGTAGATGCCACTATTGGAGTAATAAATATCAAAGGATACCTCTCATCTTTTGTGGCAAAGTTAGGTAACTGCTCATTGAAATCACTACCTACTTTCTTGACTTGTAGATGGTCATTGTAGAATGCTTCAATGTGATTGATTAGGGCTTGATAGCTTGTCATAATTCTGCGTTTTGTTGGATACGATTAACTCTATTCTGTACATTCGTCATTTCAGTCTCACTCACTACAGCTGTGACTGTGATATTCTGTCCTTGTTGTTGTTGTTGACCCTCACCACCGATATTGTTAGCGTTGTTGTTGCTACCGAATAAGTTAGGAGTAGCCATCTGACCAGTGCTAGATGCTAGATTTCCACCACCACCGCCATTACTTGGACTTGGAGCACTACCACCACCTTGGAATGTTGTTGATGATATAGTCGCTATAGATGCAACTGTTGCCGCTATAGACCCAGCTATTCTTATAGCTGATGCTACACCTAATGTGAAGTCAGGAACTGATAAGATAGCTAAGATAGCTTGAGCTCCATTCATTGCAGCCATTGCTAGTTGCATTTTTTTCTGTTGCTCAAATTGTTGCTTGAGGATTTTCTCCTCTTCTTTACTGCCTTTTTTAACATTCTTTAACTTCATGGTAGTGTTGACTGACTGCATTGAAGAGATTGCATTAAGGGCATCTTTAGTAGTGTCAAATCCAGCATTGATGTTAGCAAATGTCTCAGCGGTTGCTTTATCGTCAATGTCTTTAATCTTCGTTGCTGTTGTCTCCTCAGCCACTATTCTAGCTTGTCTATATTTCTCTCTAATAGCTTCCTTCTCAGTCTCTGATAGATTCAAATTGTTAAGCTCTGCTAATTTCTGTGCATCTAGTACAGCTAACTGTTTAGCCAAGAATTCATTATTAAGTCTTATCTCCTCATCTTTGTTACCCTTGAATCTTTCAAGTTCAAAAGCCGCTAATGAGAGTGCAGTCTCAACTCTTAATTTTTCAGCATCAATTATCTTCTTAGTGTTCTCAAAAGCCAAATCAGTCTTAGCCTTTTCAACTGCTCCCAAATCAACTGCTAACTGGTCATTGATGTTCTTTATCTCAATAGCTGTTAACTCTTCATTCTGTAGCTTTACCATAGCTTCAGCTTCTAGTAGTTTTATCTTAGCCTCAAATTTAGCCGCATCTGTGCTAGCTGTTAATAAGTCATTCTGTGCCTTAGCAAGATTCTCCTTATTGGTTGCATCAGTTACCTTCTTATTGAAGTCCTCTTGCAGTTTCTCTTGTTGCTTAAGTGTCTCAGACCTAATGATTGTCAACTGGTCTTGAGTAAGTTTAAAAGCCTTAGCATTCTTAGCCATGTAGTCAACTTCAGTCTGCAATGCTTTAACCTCAGCTGTGACTCTAGCTTGTGTGCCTTCCTCAGTAGCTAAGATTAAGACCTTATTAGAGTCCTTAGTAGCTTTTAATTTTTGCTCAAGTGACTTAACATAGCTCTCATAGTTAGCCTTTTGTCTATCAGCATTCTCTTTGCGTTCCTTGTCAGCTGCTTTCTTAGTCTCATCTGCTACCCTAGTGTCAATTTTAGTAGCTTCACCAGCATAGAATGCCTTAGTGTTTAATTTAGCCTCCTCAAATCCTTTGGTTGATTGACCTAATAACTTAGCGTTTCTAATCAAGATGTTGAGCTCTTTAATCTCTTTCTCCTGGTCTAATTTTAATTGTGCCTTAGCTCTTTCATTCTCATCTGTCATCAATCTCATTCTTGACTTGATAAGTAAGTCATTCTGTCTTTGATTGATTTCTATGATAGCCTTAGCTCTAGCTCTCTCGTTCTCCTCTATTGCTTGATTGTTCTTCTTATACTCATCCTTGAGCTTCTCTCTATCCTTAATTTGCTCTTCTGTAAGCTCCCCACCAGCATCCTCAATAGCTTGTAGTGAGTCAAGCTGTGCCTCAAGTGATTCTTGATTGTTCTGTAGTCTTTGATTCTCAATATCAAATGATGACTTAGAAGTGTCAATCTGTACACCAGTCAACTCTTCCATCATTGCTATCTCTTCTCTACTCATTGTAGCAGTCATCTCAGCTACTTTCTTTCTATTGGCAAATGTTTCATTCATTTGCTCCCTCTTAGACTCCTCAGTCTTCTTAACGACCTCAGCATTCTCTTCCGCTGCATAACTCGTTAATCCTAACATGTCAGTCAATGCTTTAAAGCCATCAATAATCATGTTAATTGGAGCCATCAATGCCTTAATCACAATGTCAAGAACACCGAATGATTTTAGAACTAATGCTATTACAGCAATGATTGCTACTACAGCGGCTACTATTAAAAAGATTGGATTCATTAAGATGGTAAGTCCTAGCTTTATAAATGCCTTGCTCACAATTCCTAACACTGATGTGAAGTCTTTGAAACCTTTGCTAATGTCAGCTGGATTCAAACTCCCTAAATTCTTTGCGAATACCTTAGCTTTCTCACTAGCTCCTTCAAAGTCTAGGGATGCAATATCTCCACTTATGCCAGCGAATGAATTACTGATTGATTCAAATTTTGATCCAGCTGTAAAGACTGCCACTTGCTCGTTAGCATCCTTTAACCTATCAGCAACCTCACCAGCTCTTCTTGCTAACTGCTCCATTGCCTCAGGGTCGGTAGCGTTAGCAATAGCACCTTTGAGCTCTCTAAGCTCAGCCTTCATAGCACCTATGCCAGTTATCTTTAATGGTATCTCTACTTCATTCATGTCAGTATGTTCTTATTTCAATTGTGTTAAAAGACATTGCTCCATCTATAGACGTGGCAGTTAAATCATAGGTGTTAATATTGACATTGTCAAGTGTACCCCATTTAAATTCAGTTATAAAAACTGATGTCAATGTGTTGTTGATTGACAAGTATACTTTATCTTGATTAGGGAAAGCTCCTAATAAGTCACCAGAATAAAGACCTACTCCTGCCCTTGTCCACACTATATCTCCTATCGTATTCTCTAGTACTGTGACCGTTGGGTCTGCTGTGCCAGTCTGACTAATTGTAGCTATGTACTTCTTGTAAGGTACTACAACATCACCATTGATTGTGCCAGTCACAGTTAGGTTGCTGACCACCATACCATCCTCACTCAATGTCTGACCATCACCTACTATCACTCCCTTAGTGCCAGCTGTCACTACGTTACCCTTGCCAAATACTAAAGCATTAGCACCTGGTAGTATCACGTTGTTATTGAAGGTAGCTTTAGTCAACAAGCTATCTACTCCGACACCTATCATCACATCGCCAAATGGTCGACCTCTGCCTATCTTAAATGGTGCAAGGTCTATCTCAGTGTCAATACTAATAAGCTCTACCTTAGTGAGCTGTCTTTGGTTACCATTATAGTCTTGTATCTTGTTGATGTTCCACCAAGAGTTATCTATGTATATCTTATCATTGAGCTTAAGTGACTGTATGTCTACCTCTCTTAAGTCAAAGTAAGCTATTAGCATTTTGCCAACATTGATTTGATTAACTGTACGTCTCCAGTAGAGATTGTAAAGGTTGTTAGATGTCAGCGACAATGGTTCGTAAAAATAGAAGTCATTAGTGCCAAAATTGATATCAAAACTAGGAGTCAATGCATTGTCAAAGTGACCTAGCATTGGATAGCTTGTCAATCCAAATTCTCCAGTTGTGCCAAAGTCTAAGATGTCATAAGGTTGGCATGACTGAACACCGCCATCATACAAGATGCGAATGTTAGTGTTAGGAGCTTGACCAATAATACCTGGTACATAAGCTCCAAATGAAGTAAGTGTAACAGGTGTAGGTGAGAATATCAATTCTTGTGTAGCAACATCCTTCACATACTCATTGTCAAAGGTATACTCTATCTGACCATACGTCTCAGCAGTTGCTTGTGTGTACATTGTATTGAAGTCATCCTCATCAGGTGCATAAGTGAGCTTGAGCTTCTTATTGCTTAGGTCAGGTAAGAATATCAATTGCTGGTCTTTATCCTTAGCTAACTTTCTGCTCCAGTCTTTCTCAGCTCCCGAGTCATAGTACTCATCACGATGTCTTAAGATTAGGTTGTTTTGGTTGTTGATATCTTGCTCAACATACAAATTGTACATTTGCAATATAGACTTAACAAAGTCAGATTGTTTAATCTCAACTGGTACATATTGGTTTATGTTGAGTATCGTTCCAGTTACTTGGATGTTAGCACTAGGTAAGATTGTCAAGTTGATTGATGTCAAGTCTAGGATAACGTTGACATCTACTGGAGTAGCGTATGGTGCTGTTGAATTTCTCCACAGACCGTTAATTGGATATGCTGGTTGGTATTGACTAACTTGTGTTGTAGGATAAGTTTTAACCTCAACACCTATGTCAAGAATTTGAATATCTCCAGCATCAATCCCACTATTAACACCTCCACCATTCCCAGTGACTGGCATAAGAAATGTATCTGAGAATGTCACTACAGAAGTTATGCCAGTTGGTAGCACATTGCTAGGAGTACCAGTCATAAATCCACTAGACCCATACACTATAGCATTGCCACTGCCAGCTACTCTTACTCTTGCGAATACTCGATATCTATTAAAGGCTAATGATGGAGTGAAATTTTCAGTCTCTAAAAGGACAGCAGTTCCACCACTTGTATTATCCAATGTTATTGAGCCACTAATGTTTAAATTATAAATATAGTGCTCACCAGCTGTAGAGTTAGTACTCAATGGTGTATCATACTCACCTACTGTAGGGTCATAGATATTTTGATTGTCAATTATCTCAGTCCATCCTGAGTCAATAGCTTCTTGAAATGTATTATTTTGTCCAGTAGGTTGCACATAGCTAGTAGTCCATGTGTTTGTAGCCTCTACTAAGAAGTCATTGAAATCTTGATTGTTAACATCACCGTTGTACGGTATCAACAACTTGTCAAAGTGAGCTGCTGCTATGTCATTCCAAGTGTATGTAAATCCAGCTACAGCGAATATACGGTCAAAGTAAGTCTTAGCATAGATGGCTGGCTTGAAGTCATTAGCATTGAAATCATTGCTCTGAATATATGGCATCACATACTTATAGCCATCAGCTACAGTGTGACTGAATGAAGCTACTATATCTGTAGAACTAAACACATGGTCTAAGTCACTAAAGTCTAAGTCAGTTAATTTAGCATTTGTGATGGCTGTAAAGAACTCAGCTCTACTATCCTTGATAAGTACAGTGTAGCTCACTTCATCCTCATACCTAGTGCTAGTCTGTACCTTGTTGACTGAGACTAACTGTAGTAGTGCTTCGTCTAAGATAGGCACACCATTCTGTATCACTTGACACTTAGTCAGTGTGTTGATGTTGAATGTTCCAGCTTGTATGTTGACGTCATAGTAGTGTCCTAGTAGGTCATTATTGTTCTTAGTACCAGCTAGAGTCACAGTCTTTGAAAATGTCCCCTTGCGTGAGGATAAGTCTCTAATGTCACCAATACTGAATGTGATAGGTAGTGCCAATGTCTCAGCAACATCTAGCACTCCATTTGAAAGTACTATCTTAACCATTTATAGTGTCGTTGTTACCTATCCTTACTTGGATAGATTGCTTGATTAGATTCTTATTTCTTTGCTTGAACACTTCAAATGTGTTAGTGGTCACGTTGCAGCTCACATACTCAGTACTCTCAGGTACGTGAATGACACAACCATTCTCATCGAATAGTACAGCACCATCCTCTGTGATGTGATACAGCACGTTCTTAATGTACGTTTGTGGTGATGTTAGCAACTGCTGGAAATATTCTCCCTCAGCTTCTGTCATGAAGTTTGTTGATAAGTCATATAGCTTAGTGACCTCAGTGTTAATATTCACTGTGCCTTGTTCATAACTTTTATATCCCCATTCTCCACCTATCACTGCACCCGGTACATCTTGATTGTATGTCTCTCTAGTGATGTTGCCTTTCTCGTATGCCTTAAGCTGAAATGCAAAGCTACTCCATGAGCCTAGTCTATCCAAGAACACAATGTGACTTTCAGAGATAAGCATACGTCTGTCTATATTGACCTTGTACTTGACTGACTTAACTGGATTGAATACTCCATCTGAGTACCATACCTCGTAGCTAGTAGTGTCATTCTTTACCAATGGAGCTGTGCCACTTACTACAGTGAGTGAGCCATAATTATTAGGGCCAACTGCCACACCTTTGATGTAGTCATTTGAGCTGAGATTTTTATAGAACACATCACCATTGTCATTCTCAAAGTAGGCTCTTTTATTGCCACCAGTCACTGTGCCTCTATCCTTGATGTTAAGCCATAAATCTTGACCAGGTGTTGAGCTAAATGAAGTAGGTTGGTCTGTTAACCATTCCTTAGTGACACCATCTGTGTTGTAAGTGTCCTCATCCCAGTAAGGAAACTCAAGCCAAGGGTAAACACCATTGAAGACAAATTTTTCCAAAGTGTTAGTGATGTTTAGATTGATAGTCTTTCGCTTGTCAGCATACTCAACAACTCCATCAATGGTAGCATCTGTGACTCCTGACCATAGTGCATTGATTGTGAAGTCAGTTGTGCTAGTGATAGCTATCACAGTGTGAAGTCCCTCAACACCAGGATTAGCAACTGCTCCTCCAGCACCTTGTACAATGTTGATTTGGTCACCTACAACAAATGGATGTGTTGCTGTGATGCGAACGTTGCCAGCATTGTCAGTCAGTGATGCTGTGTAGCTCAAGTCAAAAATATACTCTTCACCAAATTTAACATCATAGCCAAAGTAACTGTTCTCAGCATCATAGAAGGTAGTGATTGAAGGATTGAAGTCAAAGCTCACTGAGTTGCTTAGTAGCTTGCTCAGGTCTTGCTCACCATAGCCAGTGCCAAATGTAGGCAGTGCCTTGTAGTATCCTATCCTACCATTAGTCACTGAGTCAAACACCTCAAAGATGTATCTGAAACCTGACTTATTCTTGTTAGTTGAGTCAATGATAAACTTGCACTCGTTATAAGCTGGAGTGAAGTCTTGAGGCTGTGCTATGATTGTTGTTGCCATACCTATATTGTTTTTTATAAGAATTCAATTAGAAGGATAAGTAGCTGTCATCTGTGAAGTACTCCTTCTTGATATAGGTTGCAGCGTATCTTATAGCATCCATAGCATCATCCCAAAGCTTGACTGGTTCATCTGTGATTTGGTCACCTATTTTTTTCCACTTATAGTTCTCGTACTCCTTCTTGATTGCTGGATGGTCTTCACAAAATATACCAAAGGTCTTGATGTTGTCTATCCCTTGCTTGACTACCTTGTTAGCATTCTCAATGTAATAGCCAGCTCTATCAATTTCAGCTATGGTCTCAGGTCTTGAGTAGTCAGCTAGTATGTTGATGTTCTTCTCTATGCCTAGTTGATCCATGCGAGCTATCAAGTCAGTAGTGGTCAAGTAGCTTTCATAGATGACTGGCTCAATGTAGATGTCTTTGTCTCTCCAGTAGACTCTGACCAATGCGGTGGGGTGATTGTATCCAAAGTCTAAGCCATACACATAAGACGTGAACTTAGCAGGTCTATGCTTGACAAATGACCAATTGCTGTAGATGTTACTCTTGCTGATAGCTTTCTCTCCTAGTGCATAGATTTGATACTGTGCCTCATCTGTTCTCTTCAAGTCTTCAATCTGTCGCTTGATGCTCTCAGGTAGGAATGGATTGTCTTTATAGGTAGACTTGATTAGAATAGACTCCTCAGCTGGTAACTCATAGAGCCACGAATTGCTCTCAGATGGATTGTAGTCAAAGATTAGCTTTCCCTCTGTCCTCATGTTGAGCTGAGTGAAGTCATCGTAGTACAGCTCATTGGCTTCATTGCACCATGCAAGGTCACGCTTTCTACCTCTAATCTTTTGTTCGTCATCAACTGAGAAAAACTCAACTATAGAGCCATTACCAAAGGTGTAGATGTGCTCAGACTTGTTATGTCTAGCCACGTCATAAATCTCTAGTGTCTTCATAATCTCTAAGAAGTCACGCATCACAGTAGCTCTCAATGCTGGGAACGTCTTGCGAATGATTGATACTACCTTATTAGGATTCTGTAGACAGTAGACTATTATCAGCTGGCATAGTGAGTAGGTCTTAGATGACCTTGAGCCGCCCTCATTGATTATAAACCTGTGACTTGAGTCATTTAGTGCCTCGTGATTCTTTTGGAATATTACAGTTGAATTTAGCTCCATAGACAAATCATACCACTTAGTAGTAGTACTTGTATTATTTATTATTAAGATTACTCCCCTTTATTAGAAGTAATAATATTAACCTTTATCTCAGAGATAGATTCACCCTTTGATGTTGTATCAACTCGCTCAGTCAGGTTGTTTAGTCTCTGAGTTATGGATGGATTGTACTGTCCAACCATGCCACCTTCAATCTGATCATGTCGGATGGCTTCCTCTATGCGTGTACAGATTGTCGCATATTCAATATATCTTCCGTCCGTATTAGCAAAATAATCTTGCACTGCACTACCATTATCCGCTGCATAACTTCTAAAACCTACTTGCGTCAATGGTCTCTCTAATGGGATAGCAGTTGCCTCGCCAGTTTTATTAGAAAGTGAGTATTGATATCTAGGATTAGCTTTGCACCAATCTCTATAAGATACAAATAAGTCCCACATTGCCTCAGGAGTAGCTATGTATTTATGCTTAGCCATTGTCTTGAGTGACCTTCTTAGTGCGTTTCTTTTTCACTGGTGTATCTATTGCCTTAAGAAACTCAGGTGATAAATCACTTTCAGATATTGGTGCTACAATTCCTTTGTATTCAATAACAGTAGACTCAGGAGCTGTAACAGTCACTACCTCTTCAAAGATGTGCTTAAGTCCAATTGTCTGATAGTATTTCACTTTGCTTAGGTCAAGGTTGTTGACTACGATAGTCTTAGTGCCTTGAAATCTGTCATATATTTTAACAGTTTTACCTACGAATTCTGGTTTGATTGTGTATTCCATAATGTTAGTCTTTATACCTATATTGTATCTCTTTTATATTTTGTTTTATTTCTTTGATTAGAAAGAATGCCGATGTGCTGTTGATGTTAAAATACTTAGCAAGAGCTGTCTGAGTAGAGTGACCTTTGTCATAGTATGCCTCAAAGATAATCTTTTTTATTCTATCATCCAAAGAGTTACGGTATATCTCCACCATTGCCTTCTTGAAGTTGTAGCTCTCTTCTAGGTTAACCTTGTGCTCAATGTCAGATGGATCATCCAGTGAGTCCTCAAGGTACTCATGTGATCTGTAGATGTCATCTTTTTTAGTCCTTGAGCCTTGCGTCCAAATAAGCTCGTACTTGATAGTGTTGAGTAGGTAGCTTTTAGCTTTGTCTTCTGTGACACCTTCTATCTCTAGCTTAACACAATGAAGGTAAGCATTGTTGATGACAGCATCAGCTTCTATTGAGCTAGGAATTTTTAGTCGCTGGATAAAGTGCTTTGTGTATTTGAGCACCTCAAGGTAGTTATTCTGCAAGTATTGGTCAAGCATTCTTTTCATACCACGATAAAAAGTCCTTATACCACACTTTCCTTCTAACTGTAGAGCAAAAGCATTCCTTGTCAACAATGCCAGTGTGAGCTACTTTAACTCTCTTGAGCTGTGACAGTGACCTCTTAGTCATAGTCTCATTCTCAGGTAGATTGATGATAGATTCTACGAGTTGTATATCAGTTTCTGTAAGCATACTGCTGTAAGTGAAGTAGCACATGCTACGGTGAATGATTGTGAGTAGATTAGTGCTGTCCAAAATGACATACACTTCCAGCATCCTAAAGCAGTGTGTAGCCAGTCAGGTAGTATGAATCTGTCAATGTATTTCTGAATAGGCTCAAAGTTAACAAACCACCAGGAGACTACCAATGAAGTAAAGAATGCTGTCATTGTGTAAAGATACTAATTTTGAATGTACCATTTAAACCATTTCTCATAAAATGAGTCTTTTACTGTATTGCCAGTCAGAAACCTAGACAATTGTGAGCCATTAACTCCAATGTCCTCAGCTATGTGAATCTGCTTGTATCTGTTAGTCATTCTCAGGTTAGTCTGTTCTATCATCCATTGCTTGATAGAGAAGTCCTTATCTGTTAAGATAGTGATAGTATAAATCTTTGATAAATCCATAGATAAAGTAAATTAAAATTATTATTGAAACGATTGTGAGTCCTCTCTTGCCGAGAAAGTAGTGCATGCCATAAAAAAACAGCCCAAATGTAGCCATTAGGCATAGCACTACTATGATGTACTTTACTAGTCTCATTAGAATAGCTTAGAAGTAACTTTTAGAGCATTTAAGGTCACATAGTGAGTGCCATTGTATTCTCGACCTCTCAGCTCGAATGTCACCTCTACTTGTTCATTTACTTGGATAAAGTCTAGTAGGTCAATGTTGTCATTCACTAGTTGAAATTTTACCTCTTGAGGATACTTGTCCTCAGGGTTACCTACCTTAAGTATAAACTCTTGCACTCTGAATTTCTCAGATACTTGCTTTGCGGGTAATTTGTTGATAATTACTCCAGTTGTTGTGTGTTGATTCATTTTTCTAATTTATATAGGTTTAAAAAACGTGCTGTAGTGCACTTAAATTCATTCATGGGGTTATCTGTAGTAGGCTTAGTTACTTGATAAACCACCATGCCAGCCTTATCTGAGATTGGCATCACTAACTGGTCTCTAGTTAGGTTAATGTACGTTTTGTTTAGTTCAATCATTTCTTATTGTTTAAATTGTTAAATTCTTCTTTGCTTACTTTCCTTAAGTCTAGCTGATCAATGTTATCTGTGACTAAGATACAATAATCATGACCTGATTTGTTGAACGTCTTAGCTGAGTAGCGAGCATACTTGAGATTCTCTAGGCTTGACTCAATTATGAAATAGGATTTTTCCATTATTTACAGTTTAATTGTACAAAATATTCATTGTAATACTCAGTACAAGCCAAAAGACGCTCTCTAATGGCTTCTTCTGTTGAAATGTTACGTTCGTACTGAAGTACTGTGATTCGTTTCTTAGGGTCAATGTGAGATACTTTGTGGATAGATTTATTATCCCAGTCAGAAAGCAAGAAGTCATCTGTGTCAATCATGCAGTAGATTAGCTCAGCTGATGCCTTGTCACATAGCATCATGTAGCCTCTCAACTGCCATTCATAATCTTTGTTAATGCCTTCTGATGCTATAGCTGGGAAAGTCTCTAGTGACCATGATGTCTTAATATCAATGATTGAATTGTCTAGGATGATATCAGGTGTACCTATCAGACAGTCATTCTCTATAGTATCTGCATTCTTGATGTAGAATGTATCTCTTACCTGATTGACTAACTCTATAGACTCATGCTCCCAGTCAGTGCCTTTCTGCATTGCTTTTGTAGATACAAATGAGTTGTAGCCAAAGAAGTCCTCTTTTGCCTTGCTAGCGATATAAGACTTAGTAGTCTGTGATAGTATCTCTGACTTAGTTCTTGACTCTGTCATAAGTTTACCTAGTGATGATGGGTGCCATTTCATAATGCTTGTATTTGTGTTTTGGTTAAAGTGAAATCAGCTTTTAATTTCTCTGCTGTGTACTTGCCTGACTCAATTGACTTAAGAGCTTCTTTGAATCTGTCATCTGTTAATGATGGCTTAGTGGCTGATGCTACTGAGTTACCATCATCATCTACAGCTTGAAGGCTCAAAAGTGATTGTAGTGTCGCTCTTCTGTAGTAGGTCGTTGCACTAATCATCTTTTGTGGATCAATATTGTCAGGCAATGTCAACCAGCTCTCTATCATTTCACCAGTCTCAATGTCAATTATCTGAGTGCTCAGAACTTTGTCATGGATAGGTTGTAGGAGCAGTAATCCATTCTCATGTAGGATAGGCTCAACTGTTTCTAGCAATGCGTTTATGTCAGCATAGCTCTTTTTAAAGTGAGGATTGGTGCTGTTCTTAACAACTTTTCCAATGCTCATTTTTGCCTTGTGAATCTTAGTCCACAATGGCACTTTGTTTGGTTCTGTTTGCATGTATATATATTTAATTGTTTACAAATGTAATAATAATTTTTAGTTGTGCAACTATTTAGAATAAAAATAATTGAATATACCACCATTTAGGCTCAATTATCTGTCCAATGTAATCATCATCTGTATAGTCTTCACCATCCCAAATGACTTGAGTTACTTTGTAGTATTCAACTCCTCCAAATCTATTGAGCTTAGTCACTTCACCTACAAAGTAGCAGTCACTATCTTCTGTATCTTTTATTTTATCTCCTATTTTCAGCATAGCAAAGTATCATACCATTCAATAAATGTGTCAAAGTCTCTAGCTATGTAGTAGATTCCTTTTGCACTCTCTATCTTTTCTTGATACTGTTTCTGTGCATCTGACTGTCTATCAGCTTTGTACTTCACTTCGATCTTGACTGACCTACCATTGATAGTAGCTGAAATGTCAGCAGTTCCTTTAGTGCCTTGCCCTGGTGTCCACTTCCCTGGCAACTGCTTTGTGTAGGCTATCTCACCAGTTCCTACTTGAATCTTGTTACCCTCTCTGTATTGTCCCTGATTACCAATCCTCTCAGCTTGGTTGCCAGTAGCATTGATGTAAAAGATTATTGACTTAGTAAGGCTATTAGCTGAGTTATCAGCCCACTCTGTAGATGGCAAGTACTTTGGATTCATTGATGACTTAGCCATCATTGTCTCAAGTTCTAATGCCTTGAGCTTTGCTTTGTTTTCTTTGGTCATATTGCTTTGGATTTGTAATAGTTTTCAACTAGGTGCTCATTTTCAAGCTCCCAAAATTCTTTTATTAAATTTATAAATAATTTATGTGGATTAGGAGTCATCCAGTCTACCTCTAGTGTCCCTTTATGGTCAGTTATGCTAAAAATTTCTTCATCAAAGCAATAGCTTTCTATTTTATTTTTAACATTTTGAAGTCTTTTAGACCTCCATTGTTCTTCTTGATTGTAATTTATTATCATAGTTCTGAAAAAATTATGTATCTACCTTTGTGATTTTTATCTTTTGTTATTTTATACCCTTTGTGCTTAGCATACTGAAATAACC